CTTATTTAGCTACAAATCCTAAAATACAAGATGGGGACACGGTTGGAAGAACTCCTCCAGGAATGCCTAAAAAATATACTACAGCACAGAGAGCGGTAGAAGATGCATTAGAAGCTGAATTTGATGTTTTAACTAGAGACAAAAAGACTGGTCTTTTAGTTTCAAAAGTTGATAGAATAAGATTAAAAATAGGTAGGCCGGGTAAAAGAGACGGTGATATAGATTCAAAGGAAATAGATGAAATACTAGATGAAATTTCTGGTAAGTTGCAAGACGCATATGCACATGATTCGACTTTTCAAACAAGTCCTAAATCTCCTTTAGAAAATCTTGAAGAAGTTGCGACTGCTGAAGCTATTTTAAAAACTACTAAAGGGTTAAGAAAAAGTAAAAATAAAAATCTTAAAACAAAGTTAAATAAAAAAGTTACTCAATATAAAAAGCACAATATTAAACAAAAAAAGATTGATGCAGTAGGTTTATTAGCCGCAAAGAAGGGAGCTAGATTACTTAAAAAGTATGTAGGTAAAAAAGTTAGACCTACAAAGGCAATGAAAAGCCGAGTGCAAACAAAGGCAGGAACTAGTCCAATAGCTTTAAGAACTTTGTTAAACACTTTACTACCAAGAGCAGTAGCTAGTAAAATGGTGGGTGGAAAAACACTTCAATTTAGAACTGGTAGATTTGCAGGAAGCGCAGAAGTTACAAATGTAACACAGGGATCAAGAGGGGGTATGAATATTGATTATACTTATATGAAGTATCCTTATCAAACATTTGAACCTGGTTTTGCTCAAGGAAGCACTTTTAGAGACCCGAGATTGCTAATAGGACAAAGTATAAGAGAGTTAGCAACTCAAATAATGAATCAGAAATTTACAGGAACAGTTAGGAGACTATAATGGCAAATGCTTTAGCAAGAACATATTCGACGCGAAGACGAGCCATAGTAAAGGCACTAGCGACGAAACTGAGGGAACTACTTAATGGAGTCCCTCCAATGAGGACATCAGTTAGTGATGTCGAAGAACGATTAAAATTTTGGGACGAAACCACAGAGTTCCCTTCTATTCAAATAGGAGCAGGAGCAGAAACCAGAGATTACGATGGTGGTGGTTTCCGATTTAGAAACCTAGGAATAACTATTAGGTGTTATGTTAGTGACGAAGATGATGTCATTAACGCACTTGAGGAATTACTAGAAGATGTTGAAACTGTCATCGAGGATAATGATCCGTTGACGTATACAGATTCAACAGGAGCGTCTCAGTCTACTGTTTTAACTACAATTTTAACAATAGACACAGACGAAGGTGTTTTGGAGCCTCTGGGTGTGGGAGAAATCACAGCCGAGATCCGATACTAGAAAATTAGCTAAGTCAAACAAAAGTTTGACAAGGCTCTTTTCAGAGAAATAGGAGAAAATAATGGCATTTTTCTTTAGTAGAGATACAAAAGTATTTATGAAGTGGCAGGAAGATACGGGTAACACCAAAAACGCACTTTATGAAATTCCTGTACTAGACGGGTTCTCCTTTAGTCAAGCTACTAATACTTCAGAGGTAACTCTGAATGAAGCGGCTAACTCAACAGGTGGAAGTAAAAGAGGAAGAGCAATGTTTACAGACTCTTTTGCACCAGCCGAGTGGAGTTTAACGACTTATATGAGACCTACGGTATCAGGAGCAAACGCACACTATACAAATGGTGACCACGCTGACGCAGGAAAAGTATTTGCGGTCGAAGGACCACTATGGGCAGCTATGAGTGCTAACACTTATGATAGAGCCTGTGGCGGAGACTTCGCTGGCGGAGCAGCACAAGCATTTAACTTTGCGAATTCTAATTATGTAACATTAGGAGTGTTTGATTTATATTTTGTTATGGGAGCAGCAAAGGACACAAGTCCAACTGCTACTTATGACACAGGAACAGAAGATATAGCAATTTATAAGCTAGCTAACTGTTCAGTTGGAACAGCTTCAATTGATTTTGATATTGACGGACTTGCACAAGTTGCTTGGTCTGGAAATGGTCAGAGTATTGAAGAAGTTGCACAACTAGATATGACCACAGACGGAACGTCTGTAAGTGGTCTAATCAAAGAAGGTATATCAGCTTCTAATAATTATATTAGACAGAAACTTACAGATTTAGTAATGACGTATGATGCAGCCAATTCAACAGGAACTAAGACTGGTTCCGAAATTGGAGCATCTAACACAACTTATGCAGTAACATTAACTGGCGGAAATATTACGATAGAAAACAATCTAACGTATTTAACCCCAGAGACCTTAGGAGAAGTAAATATTCCTGCAGGTCATGTTATGGGCACTAGATCAGTAAGTGGTAACTTCACTTGTTATCTAAATGACGCCAGTGGTGGCTCTTTAGATTTGTTTGAAGATTTACAAGAATCAAGAGGTATTATAACTAATGCTTTTGATTTAACATTTAGCATCGGGGGTTCAGGTAACACTCCAAGATGTAATGTTCAAGCAGCAAGGTGTCACTTAGAATTACCATCACATAGTTTAGATGATGTGATTAGTGTGGACGTAAATTTCCATGGATTACCAGGAGATTTATCAGCGACAGACGCGACGGCGGCTAACGAAGTAGTAGTAACCTACGTTAACGCTTAAACAAATTAATTAACAGGGTGGGGTGTTACTACCCACCCTTCCTTTTAGGAAATAGAACGAATGAACGAACCAGTAAACGCGCCTAAGAAGGCGCCAGAACCAGTATCATTAAGGAGTTTATTAACTCCTAGTAAAACAGTTGATATTGAATATCCAGGAATAGATGGTTTTTCAGTTGAGTTAACTTATTTAGCAAGAGAAGAATTGCTAAAGCTAAGAAATAGAAGTGTAAAACAGACTTTTAATAAAAAAACTCGACAATATGAAGAACAACTTGATAATGACAGATTTTTAACAGAATACTGTAAAGCAATTATCAAAGGTTGGGTAGGGTTAAAATACACCAGCTTAGAAGAGCTTCTATTAGTAGATGTATCAGAAGTTGACCCAGAAGATGAACTTCCTTGGACTCAAGAGAACGCAGAGCTTCTTATGAAGAACTCTAGTGATTTTGATAATTGGGTATCAGAAACTGTAGGTGATCTGGAAAATTTTACTCAAAGCAAGTCGACTTAATACTTGCTTTAATTGACAAATATTACTCAGATACCAATATCGATTTAGATAAGTATCTTAGAATATGTGAACAACTGGGAGAAGAACCAGACCCTGAGAAAATGCCTCCCGAAATAGGAGACTTTCCTTTGGAGGTACAACAAGCCTTTTTGGTTCATAGTGTATTACCAGACAGATGGGACGGAATGTCTGGAGCATACATGGGTAAAGACTTATCTGCTTTAGGAGACGTACTCAGTATATACGAAATAGAAGATAGAAGAACAGTTTTTTTCTATTTAAGTAGTATAATTAGAGTATCTAGCGATTCAATTAATGAAGAAGTCAAAAGAAGACAAAAGCAACCTAAGAATTTAGGAACAAGGTAGATAATGGCAAAAAAGCGTAAAGGTTCAGAAACGACGATTAAAGTAACGGACGGCGGCTCCCTTAAGAAAGTAGGGAAAGAAGCCGAGAAAGCGTCTGGTAAGTTTAATCAATTCGATAAATCTGCACATTCAGCCGATCGAGCTGGAAGAGGCGTCGCTCAGATGTCCTCGAACTCAACAAAGAACTTTTCAAAGTTATCCCAAGGTATCTCGGGAGGACTCGTTCCCGCGTATGCAACTTTAGCAGCCCAGTTATTTGCATTAGACGCATTATTTAGGTTCTTAAAAGATTCTGCGGACTTTAGAGTATTAAAAGAAGGTCAAGAGGCCTTTGCAGCTTCAACAGGTACAGCCTATAAAACTTTATCAAGAGAGATTCAAGCCGCTACTGATGCACAAGTTACTTTTGCAGAATCTTCTCAAGCAGCTGCTATAGGTATGGCAGCAGGCCTATCTCCCGCACAATTGATTGAATTATCAGAGGCGGCAAAAACAGTCTCAATAGCACTAGGTAGAGATACAACAGACTCATTTAATAGATTAGTTCGAGGTGTAACAAAAGCCGAACCAGAACTACTCGATGAATTAGGTATCGTACTAAGACTAGAAGAGGCATCTATCCGATATGCAGCCGCATTAGGACTCAATAAAAACGAACTTACCGTTTTCCAAAAATCACAAGCCGTAACCAATGAAGTTCTGCGACAAGCAGAAGAAAAGTTTGGGGCTATGAATGACGTTCAAGAAACCACTACTAACCAAATTGCAAAAATGGCGATTGCTTTTGATGAAGTTTTAAATAACATTAAAACCGTCATTGGTCCGATTGCAGAATTTTTTGGAACTTTTATAGCTAATAATTTAAGAGGGGCAACAATGGCCATTGGTGTATTTGCTGCCACCATGCTT